ATCATCAGCCATCACGGTGTTTGATAAGCACAAGGATGCACTAAGAGAATCACCGATTGTTCGTGAACAGGCACACAAGAAGTTAAATGATTTAGCAAGCAAAATGAGAGGACTAATATGACAGAAGAAGAAGTAGTTGAAAAGGTAGTTGCTAAGTTACAAGGCAACAAAAGGTTTAAGTATTATGCATCAGAGACTGTGTATTACGAAATAGAAATTGAAGCACCCGATAGAGATAGTGCAGATGAGATTTACTTTGAAGCAGACATAGGTAAGCATGTATCAGATTACGGTAATTTTGAAACCAACGATGTAATTGAGGAGGAACTATGAAGCAAGTAACTAAGTTAGACAAAGCGAAGGTAGCCATTGGTTTAGACCATCCGTTCTTTGCTACCATTCTGTATAAGAAGGCATTGGTAGCAGACAAGAAGATTGCCACATTGGCAGTCAATGCACGGGGGACTATCTTTTACAACCCTGACTTCATCGAGAAGTTGTCTGTGCCACAGATTGTGTGGGGTTTATGCCACGAGGTAGGTCATGTGGTTGCTCAACACGCAACAAGGAAGGGACATCGTAATCACTCCAAGTGGAACTACGCTGGTGATGCTTGGATTAACGATACTCTTGATGCATGTAATGTAGGCACACGAATCGAGAACACAGTAGACATACAAGGTTCTAAGGATAAGACAACCGAACAGATTTACGGTGAACTCCCTGAACCACCCGATGATGGCAATCCTAGCCAAGGTGACGGCAGTGGTGGAGGTAATAGCAACTACATGGATGGCGATGGACTGGGTAGCGATGTTCTAGATGAAGGGTCATTGACTGAGTCAGAAATTAAGGAGATAGAAGCACAAAACAAGGTTGACTTAGCCGAGGCTGCGCAGGTTGCCAAAGCAAAGGGTAAACTTCCGGGGGTGTTAGCAGACTTTGTAGCAGATATAATTAATGTTAAAACCCCATGGTATGAAATCCTTGAGCGATACATGACTGACATGACTAAGGGTGACTATTCTTGGACACGACATAATCGCAGATTTATAGGACAAGGTGTTTACATGCCAAGCATAGGGCGTCAGCCAACGATGGGTGAGGTAGTATATCAGGTAGACATATCAGGTTCAGTCACAGAGAAAGAACTTGCATACTACAACGGACACATCAGCCGTATAACAAGTCAGTGCAAACCCGAAAGAGTGCATGTCATATACACAGACACTCAAGTTCAAAGGCATGACATATTTGAGCAAGGTGAGGAAGTCAGTATTAGTTTCTACTCAGGTGGTGGGACATGTATGGAAGCAGGGTTTGACTATCTCAACGAGCAGGACATCAGACCAAGTGTAGTGGTAACTCTTACAGATGCGTATGATTCATATACAGAAGCACCTAACTTCCCTGTAGTGTGGTGTGTAAGCACAGACCAAGTTCCACCATATGGTGAGGTAGTTCACTTTGACATGGAGGGATAATGCAATACGAAAGTTATGATGAGTTTGAAGACGCAGTTGCAGATAGATACGACCAAACGATACTTAACCTTGAACAGAGAATAGATGAGTTGAAGTTGGATGTATCAATAGCAGAGGAAGAAGCAGAGCAGTATAAAGCACAAAACAAAGAAGCAGAAGTGTTATGGGTATGGATGGGAGAAAACCATCCTGATATATTAACGACATTCAATGTATTACAACGACTGGAGGATTCACATGAGATATGATTTAGATTCACTAACCAAGATAGCCAACGATGCACAACTTAACATCCCACTTGACCTGATAGGGCCCAGAACTAGCAAGGCTCTTATTAGGGCTTTTAAAGTCGGGTATCTACCATCAATTTCGGGTGAGGGTGCTTTGTATCATGCCGTATTGTCAGACCAAGTAAAGATACCTATCATGCAATTCTCGAAACGAGGAAGTTATTGGGACTCTTTACACTTTAAAAACTTTGATACTAGGTATATACCCCAATTGTCAGAGTGGTGGCAAGTTGATAGAGTAGCGTATAGATTGTCAAATCCCGAAGGGTGGGAAAATGCTTCACAGAGTAAAACAAGTTGGAAATACAATGAATTTTGCCAAGAACCCGATTGGAAAAAGCAAATTGAAAGTCGCTACACTTGGAATGTAAGGATATTAAGTGGTAAAGATACAAGCATGTTCGAAGGTATTTCAAAAGCTCTTGTAGCAACAGATGAATACAAAGAGAAGAGTGAATTAGTAATTAAAATGATTGAATCAGGTGAAACAATAAGGTTAACATATGAATTCAGACCTAAGTAAGACAGAGATTATAGATAAGTATCGGCACTTCAATGTAGACCACGATTGGTGGGAATATGTCTATGAAGATTTTATTAGAACTTTAGAAGAGAAAGGTATAAGTGTTACATCTAATGAAATACAATTCACAGGCTTTTTCTCCCAAGGTGATGGTGCTAGTTTTACAGGCACTATACATAAAAGTGATATGAAACGTTTTATGGATGCACACGATTTAGCAGAGGGGTATGAAGGTGCTTATTTCTTTGCCAAGTTGGAAGAACTTTGTGTACTTGTTGAAAGGACAAGCTCTTACTATTGCCACTCAAACACAATGCGTATTTCTCTTAGCGATGAGATATGGGATGACTACGGAGAATATTCACTGCGAAGCGAAGTGTACCAAGTAATGGAAAAAAACTTTAATGACAACTTTCAGTCGCTAGAAAAACTCATTGAAGAAATATGTAGGGGTTACGCTAGTAAGTTATATCGAGACTTGTATGAGGAGTATGAGTACTTAACAAGTGATGCACTGGTAGTTGAAGCACTAGAAGCAAATGGTATTTTTGATAAACAAGACGAAGGAGAAGAGTATGGCATACGTAGCAATTAGTGGAGAATTAAAAGAGCGAGTTGAAGAGAAGATTAAGCAGATGAAAAACAAGGAGTTAAAGTCTCTTGGTGACGAACCATCTAGAGGTTTCAACCCTGACTCTAAATTCATAGAAGATATTACATGGAAAGAACATGTACATCTTAAACCTTTGATGCCTGTTGAGTATGTGACATTGAGCGAAGAAATTATTCTTAAGTATAGGAAGGACTCAAGTTCGTATAGTGTTACCTGTAGTTTTACACACGCTGGACACTTTCCGCCAAAGCTTAATTTCCAGTACACTTCTTACGAACCAAACTTTGATGACCCCGAGTTATTACAGTTAAGAACTTATCTTGACACTAAGCATGAGTTACTAGAAAGATGGAAGCTTGCACAGTTTAAGGTTATTAAGTTCTTGGAAAGTTGCAAGTCGCTCAACGAAGCAGTTAAGTTGTGGCCTGATGTAACACTGTATGTTGACGAAGGTGATATAAAGCGTATGGGTGTGAAGCGTGAGAAGGTTAAGGAGTCTAAGGCACTAGAAGCACTGAAAGAGTTGGACACAGATGCGCTAGTTGGTAACGTAGTTATTGCGAGGTTAGCAGGGAATTAATATGAATCTAGATAGGAAGTATTGTCAGACATGTCAGAAATTCTATCCATCTGATATGGTTAAGTTAGTTAAACCTAGGCCGGATAGTGTGCAACGTAGGTGGAGATGTACTACATGTATCGATAAAAGATCAACACCTAACTACAAGGGAGCAGACAAATGAGTAAAGAATTCTTTTGGGCAATTTGTTTAGGGATTACATTCTGTGGCTTTATTATTTACCTGACCGAACTTAGTCGCAAAGAAGAGACGTACAAAATTAACTGTCAAACATTGATGGGGGGGTGGCACCCTGATGTACCAAAAAAGTTTGTAGAGTTGTGTGAGCAAGCAAAGATGAGCAGAGAGTAATAGATGACATTTAACATTTACACAAGGGAAGGAATACATTTTATGCAATATTTTGAAACCATTGATGAACTAATAGCACACATGGTTAAAAACAATCAACACTCTTACCACAGGATAGACTAATGAAACCATCAGCATACATATCAGAAGGCGGTGTAGTATTTAAAGAGATACCTCCTAACCTAATGTTTACCTTAACACCGTTATATACATCACCCGAAATACAATACTGGCATAACTTAGTTAAAGACCAAGATAAGAAGATTTTTGAGTTAAAGACTGCTCTTGAATATGCTAATAAAACAAATCAGTTGCGTGAATTAACGGATGATGAGATTAAAGAAGTGTACGACCAGTACTTTGACCTTGAAAGTTTTGATTGGTTACAGTTGCAATGTATTAGAGAAATTTTACAGAAAGCGAGGGAGAAATGATTAACTACATTTGCGTACACTGTAAGTCAAAGATACTAACCATACTGGTTAAGTGTCCGTACTGCCGTAAATAAGGAGAAGAACCATGACTGAAGCAGAGGAATTAAAAGCGTTAGTTAAGTCGTTTTTTGATGATTACCTAAGCGTTACAGAGGCATCAGACAACGGTAGAATATTTAACCCTATTCACATTAGTTGCGTAAGGGCAATGAAAATAGAACCTTTAAGTAAACTTTTAGACCGAATGAAGGAATTATCAGGAGCAAAAACGGGGAGCAGGTATGTCTAATGAATATACACCTGACAAGTGGGAACTTATAGAAATAGTTAGTGAGGAAGGTGAAACACTATACAAAATACTTTCTAGTTGGTATGGTGGGTATGGTGGTTCGGATTCATGGCGATTTAGTTCGGGCATTACTGAAGTAGTTGAACATAACAAACACTATGAAGTACACAATGATTCGGGTAGCGTCTACATCTGCCATAAAGGTTCTAAGGGGATGAGTGCGTACACGGGAGTTGTATTTACCAATTTAAAGAAACAATTAGAAGCAAAGAAGTTAGGCAAATTGAAAATTGTAAACCGTATTAAACTTAACCAATTTAAAAAAGGAGAGGTAAATGAGTAAGTTATGGGAAGTAGCAAATGCAGTAGAAGAAGTATCGTATAAGTTAGAAAACCTAAGGCAAGTTCTTTGCATTATTGCAGAGCATAACGAAGAGTCAGGGGCTTTGTGGTCGGTAACTGATTCTATGAAGACCATGGTTGGGGCACTTGAAAAAGAAGCAAACCTTATTTTAGCGCACCTACGGGAGGTTGCTATTGAAGCAAATAAAAAACCAACAAAGAAAGGAAAGAAAAATGCCTGAGTTTACTTTGATATGTAAGTACGACAACATAGACGTAACTACAAAAACCTTTGAAGAAGTAGAGTTACACCATGTACTAAACAACATAGAACTATTCCTACGAGGTTGTGGGTATATCTTTGAAGGGAATTTAGAGGTAATAGATAACAGTTTTACAGATGAGCCACTACCTTGGCTTGACCCCAAGACTAGATGTTAGGGTTTCCCCCAATTGACACAATAAAAATGTGTATTATATTACACATAAACAACATACACACATAACGGAGTGATACATATGACAGACGTACCTAAACCCATAAAAGAATTAAAGATTGACATAGAAGACATGATGGAAACGGCAAGAGCAATACAGGGAGAAGCATTTGCTGACCTTGTAGCGTATATAATGAACTCCCGTAATTTAATAAAACTTACACATGGCGCAATAGAAATGTCTATACAAGCTCAAGAGAATTTGTTTAGAGATTCTAAAGACCCAGTGGCAAACGCATGGTTAGGCATCATAGGTAGCAACACAAGTGCCTTTGCAGAAGCATTAGATTTAACTGAAAAACAAGTAGGTGAGGCTATGGCATTTGTTAATGTTTTAACGGATAAGATTAATCACGCAACTGGCAAACTAACGGAGGAAGATGAATGAGTATAGGCGATGTAAATAGCGTAGAGAAAGGGAGTGGTGCAAGGTATAACGACCATAAGCCTGACTTAAGTTTAATACCGTTGTGTACTTTAGAGGATGAAGCTAGGGTATGGATGTACGGTAAGGAGAAGTACGCATCTTGGAATTGGGCGAAAGGTATGCCATGGAGTGTTCCGTTTGCTTGTGCTATGAGACACCTATCATCTTGGCAG